AACAGCGCAAATGCATTCGTCCAGGGATGGAGCACGCAGAACAATGGCTTCTGCGAAAGTTCCACACTCACGTTGCCGTCTTCGGTGGCGGGGCAGACTCTCGCTGTCAGCTATTACGTGGCCAGCGTGCCCGCCGACGTCACCGTGGCACTCCTTTTGCTAGTCGGGCACCTTTATCGCAATCCCGAGGCGACGACAGATATCGACCTCAAGGCTATTCCGCTTGGTGTCCAGGCGCTCCTGAGTGACCACGTTGTCGAGTGGACGGATTACCGGCCGTGCTGAAAGGGTCGCTGCTCAACCCCTCGCTGCGCGCCGGCGAGCTGGTTCATCCGATCACGATTCAGGCACCCGTGTATGTAGCTGACGCGCGCGGGCAATCGCTCACGCCGGCGAGCTGGAACGCGGTGCGGTCGACGCGGGCGGCGGTTTACACAGCCGGCGGCCGCGAGACTTCGATGGCCTCGCAGATCGTTTCGCAAGTTTCGCATGTCATCAAGGTGCGCTGGACGGCGACCGCCATCAAGGCGAACTATCAGGTGGTTTTTCAGGGCCGTGTTTTCACGATCCAGTATGTCGAGGATGTGCTCGAGCGCAACCGCGTGCTGTTGCTCTATTGCCTCGAAGTCGACCAGGGCGGAGGAGTGGCTTGATCGACGCTGGGCTCTACGCGCTGCTCGCCGGCAACTCTGCTCTGACGGCGCTCCTGGCCGCAGTTAACAGCCAGCCTGCAATCTTCGCCGGCGACGCGCCTGATGACCTGGCGCTTTATCCGTGCGTCGCGTATTCGCTTGTCGGCGGATCGAGCGAAGCAACCATGCAGACGTCCGGCATGATTCGCCAGCGCGTGCAGATCGATGCGTTCGCGGCCGCGGGCTCGGGCGGAAATTCAGCCGGAACGATCGCGGCAAACATCCGCGCGGCGGTGATCGCCGCAGTCAACGGATGGCAGCAGCTGCTCGGCGACGGCACCAATATCGGCAATGCTGAGCTCGTCAATCCTGGGACCGACTTCGTATCGGAGCAAAGAATCTTCCGGGCGATGTGCGAGTTCCGCGTCCACTACACACTACCCAGTTAAGGGGCAACGGGGCGCCCGGCGGCAGGTCTACGTCGCTGAGGTGCCTAAGGAGCGATTGCGATGACCTATAGCGGTTCACTAGCGCAGGCCGGCCGGGGGAGCACGCTCTCTATCGGCGGCACGCCGGTTCTGATCGGCGAAGTCAAGGATGTTCCTCTCAACCGCGGCAAGTGGTCCTTGGTTGATACCACCAACTTCCAGTCGGGCTCTGACTCTGAGCAGCTCGTCACCGTCCGCAAGCCGGGCTCGGTCACCCTTAAGGGCAATCGCGTTTCGGCCGATGTGGGTCAGGTTGCCGTCGAGGCTGCTTATCAGTCCGGGGCGCTCGCGGCATTCGTGCTGCAGCTGCCAAAGACTGCGGCGCAGACCACCGCGGGCGACAAGTACTCCTTCAGCGCCTTCGTTGTCGGATCAGATTTCACCGACAGCGTGGAGCAGGCGATCGAGTTCTCTATCGAGCTCAACATCAGCGGCGGTTGCACGCTGACCGTCGGCTCGTAACCGGGCTAAAATTCCGGCAGGGGGAATCAGATGAGCGGTGAGGAGAAACGCGCCATCAAGGGAGCTGTGCTGCTCGAGGTGGAAGAGGCGAAGGAGGCGCTTGCGCTGTTGCGGGCGAAAGCCGAGCAATGGCGCAGGGCGCACGAGAAAGTCTCCAACCTGCTCGTCAAGATGAAGCGCGACGACGCATATCTTGAATCTGGTGCGCCCGAGGCGCGGCAAGAGATCGCTAACCACTCGGGCGCCATCGCGGCAGCGATGGATCTTAAAAGACTCATTCACACGGACCCGCCATATCTTCGCTTTCTGAGGTAACACAATGACGACGAAAAGAAAAGTTGCAGGTTCGGACGCCGATGCGACCTTGCCTAAGACGCCGATCACGATCGACGGAAAAACCTACAACCTCTGCTGTGACCTCGGCGCCCTTTCTGAGGCTGAAACCAAGATCAACGCTGGTCTTGGATTGTCGGAGCGCAGGGTGAACTTATTGGCGGCCATGACGGAGGAGAATCTAAGTAACACGCGCATTCTCTTCGCCGCATCGCTGCGCGTCTTTCATCCGGAGATCACCTTCGCCGCCGGGTGCGCAATGGTGCAGCGCGACAACCTTTTCGATATCGCCTTCACGCTGCGCGAGGCCTGGAAGCAGGCGACGCCGGAGAAGATCGCAAACCCCGCCGAAGCTCAGCCGGCAAAGTAAGCGCGCCGTCCTGGGCGGAGCAATACGCGTCCGCCCGGTTCCGGCTGGGCCTGACGAAAAAGGAGTTCTTCGCGCTTACGCCGCGCCTGTTGGCGGAGATGTACAGACAGGCTGCGCGGCGCGACCGCGAGTTACTGGCGTTGGTTACCGCAGTGCGCGTCGATTTGGTCAACTTCAGTTTCAGGGCTCCGGAAAAGCCGGTGCGGTTTAAGGATCTGATGCCGGCTGGGGAAGAGGGAGCCGCGATGGCGGCACGGCCGAAAAGGATGACCACAAAACGCCGCGACGCGGTCGCAGGTCACCTCCGTAACGTGATGGGCCTCTTTGCACGCTAGCCCACTTGTAGCGGGTGCTATACTGGCTGCTCACGGAGGGGACCATAGATGACGGCACGACGTTTGTGATGTGGATGTTGGGAATCCTGGCGCTGATCCTCTACTTTATGCCGTATGCTCTCGCTCGACATCGGCGATGTAAGGCTCGTGACAGCATTGCGGTAGTGAATCTCTTCCTGGGGTGGACATTTTTGGGGTGGGTGGTGGCCCTTGCGTGGGCGGCATCTGGGGAACCAGAATCGCAGGCGAGCGCGCCGTCAAGCGCTGCATCGCAGATCGCGCCCAGCTCCTAACGATCTAGTCTGAAACACCCGATTTTCAAGGCCGCCTTCCGGGGCGGCTTTTCTATTGGAGCAAGCAATGCCGATGAGCGCCAAAACGACCGGTTTCACGCAGACGCAGGCGGGGCTGGCTGAGCTCAGGCGCCTTGTGCGCGAAGATGCAACGCGGGCGGCCGTGCGCGTTGCCGCGAAGGTCATTAGCGACGAGATGACTCAAGAGGCGCCGGTCCTCGATGAGAAAACGGCGCACAGCACCTCACTGCCGCCCCGCGCCATCAAAGACGGGATTCGCGTTAATTCGATTCGAAAGTTAGTAGACGGAGTTATCCAAGCGCTGATCGGTCCGCGCAAGGGGACGCGCAGATCGGCGCACCTGGTCGAATACGGGCACCGGCTGATCAAAGGCGGCAAATCACACGTGGGCGTCAAGGGGCCGGAAGGATCTGGCGTGCTGATAGGCGACGTGCCGGCCCATCCGTTTCTTCGGCCATCTTATGAGGTTAGCTGGAAAGCTTCCATCGATCGATTTAGGGATGAACTGAAAATTCAACTTGCGAGGTTTCTAAGCTAATGGGCACCTCAATCGGCACCGTACAGGCGATCTTCCAGGCTGACACTCGCACCTTTGATGCCTCAGTCCAGGCCAGCAGCAACGAGCTTAATCGGGCGAAGCTTGCAGCGGAGTTAGCTGGCAATGCCATCTCCGGCGCCGGCGAAAAGATCGACCGCACCGCCAAACTGCAGGAGGCTGCTGTTGACCGCGCCCGCGCAGCCTGGCAGCGTGAGCTGCTTGTGCGGGAGCGCGCGGCGGCGGCTCAGGCCGAGACGGCACGAGGCGCGGAAATCGCGGCGCTGAAGCAGGATATCCTCGCGCGCGCCACTCAGGAAGCGGCCGCGGCCGCCGAGCTCGCCACCAAGGCGCAGGCGCGGCTCAATGCTGTGACTGCGGCGGGAAGGGGCGCACTGAGCACGCTTGGCTTAAGCCCGGCGCTTCTCGGCGCAGGCGCGGCTTTTGCGGCGGCCGAGGGCTTTAAGAGCATGATCGAGCGCACCATGGAGACCGGCGTCGAGCTCGGCAAGCTGCATCATCAAACCGGTATCAGCC